GTCTTCTGCCCTAACAACTACCTCAGTTAAATTACAGAACTGTCCGTCTCTTAATAGTATTTCACTACAAGGGTTACAACCAAAGTTATGATTAATATCACGCCTTCCATTCTTACTTGCTTGTTTGATGGCCGCTTCTCTATTGAAGATACCACGCTCACCAGACTTAGACTCATATAGTGATGTCCATTCTTTCATGAAGATACCAATGTCCGGCTTCTCTGTATAGCACACGCTGTTGTTAGACAGTGCCATCTCTGGCGTATCACTCCACCACTGACCAGACTTAGCACTACGCATACGCTCATCAGTTAAATTAGATAGTGACATTAGTGCTGACCTACGCACACCACCTACAACTACCACCTCTGCAATCTTACACATCATACGGTGACACTCATAGCTAGTTAGTTTACGACCAACAGCATCCTTAAATAAATTAGTAGAGAAGTTAAACAGGTCAACTAGTGGCTCTGGTCCACTGGCCCTACCACCAAAGGTGCTAAGCCTAGCTCCCTTTGGCCTGACTTTAGAGAAGTCCCATTTAGGCATCTCACCATCATACAAATAAGTAATTAATTTACGGAATGCGGACTGCCAACCTTCCTTAGAATCTTGTACTACAATTGTGTCATCAACATCCACCATGCTTGGGGGAACATTTGGTAATTTATTAACGAACTGTCTCTCAACACTAAAGCCTACACCGGTACCATGCATTAGAACATACAAGCATTCATCAAATGCTTTCCAATGGTCAACACTTAGGTAGGCACAGTTGTACCCAGCTATGTTGTTTTCTTTTAGTGCCTTGCCTGCTGTCATCAATGCTCTCATGCTAGGCATAACCTCTAAGTTAACAACAGCATCCTCAAGTATCTTTCTAGTCTTTGGTATAAGTTCTTGGTTAGTGTTAGTCTTTAAATGGTCTTCCATAAAATCAAAGTAACGAGCAACTGTTTCTTTCCATGTCTCTCTTCTTTTCTTTTCTGGTAGCCACCTAGCATACCTGCTTAGTGCTATAAAGTTTTGGTAATCATTTGGTAATGTATTCATTCTTCCTCCATTGGTGCGATGTCAATGTCTACCATTCTTTCACCGTCATCATCATAGTAATCTGTATAAGTTAGCCTGCCTTCTCTGTGCAATAACACAGCAGTAGTTATGCCCTTCTCATACGCTTGTTTGTTTGTAAAATGTACAACAATAGCACCAGCTATTATTAACACACTACTTAATATTATATATTCTGTTTCCATCACGACTCCTCAAAGTCCTCTAAAAATCTGTCCCTCTTTTCTAATAATTTATCCTCAAAGGCATCTAACAAATCCTCTGGCTCAATCTCTAGCTCATCACATATTAAACAGGCATCATAAGTAGATGCTATGAAAGCTTTAAATTCTGGTAACTGTTTCAAAAACTTGCTCCTACATTGTCAACAAAGTAATTAGTTATTTTACCAGATGGAATTGGTCTAGCAATTAAACTTCCATAGCAGTGCTCTTTAAAGCCACAGAAAGAACAAGTCATGCAAAGCTTCTCTTCACCTTGCTTAGTTAGCGTAGTGGCCTTGGCAATTCTCATTGGTGGTGTGTCTGACTTCATCTTATCTTTTAAGTCAACAATGAAAGTGTCAATGTCCTGCTCAAGTTCTTGCTTGCATAACTTTAGGGTTGACTTGTTTTTATTTAAAGCTAAGAAATAACCATGCTTCCTGTTAGCATTCTTACCATAAGCTGACAACTGTTTGACATAACCAAAGCCATCATCTGCTATTCCTGTTGGTGTAAACTTATTATCCCAAGACCAAGCACTGGCTGTCTTAATATCTACCAGCTCACCATCAATGTTGCAATCCTGTGAGCCATTAACGCCCTCTACAGTGTGCTTCTCTTGTTGACCCTCAACCTCGTGCCCTGCTAACTTAATCAACGCCACAATCACAGCCTCTAGAACATGGCCCTGCAAAAAGGTAAGGTACACACTCCCTCCGATTTCCTCTTGTGTGTACCCTTTCACACCATACCACTGTGCCCTCTCACATCTGCCTATACCAGACATCCTTAAATTTGTCTTCTGTTCATATGGAGTAAAGGCATTGTTAATAGCTTCCTCTACTTCATGGCCCGCCTGCTTAGCTATTGATTTTAAATCGCCAGAATAACTCTTAGACTGCAGTGTGTCATAGATGTCTGGTATTAATGTTTGTATACTCTTACTCATTTACTTACTCCCTCATTAAAATCTTCTATTAGTCTGGTCAGATACCATTGTGCTTTTACTAGGTCTTCTAATCCATTCTTCATCCTGTATCGAGTGACATATTTTACCACATTGCCTTCAAGAAAACTCATGTTTTTTGAGGTAATATAATCTATACATTCTATCCCTTGTGTGTAATGCTCTGGGTTAATGTTGTCTGGTTTTCTATTCTCATTCCAGTGTACTTTAATCTCATCAGTGTGTTTCATTCCAACTCCTTCCTATTTTATATTCACCTGTTATCGGGCAGTTCAATTTGTAATAGTCTGTTGTCAATTCCATAGCCTTGACTGCCAGCTTACCTATTTCCTCTGCATCCTCTGGACTGCACTCAATTTGTATCTCATCATGTATAACACCAAGCTGTTTATACTGTAGTCCCTTAGCAATCTCGTGAAAGATAACCCAAGCTCTCTTAGCTATTATAGCACCTGCACTCTGCAATAAGAAATTCAATGAGGCGTGCTCACTTCTTACTCTAACATGCCTGCCATCCAAAGCTTTCAAGTATCCTTTATCGGATGCCTTACCCACACGCTCTCTCAATGTCTTAAGTGCTGGAGTATTGTCTAAGAAGTTAGCCTTTAGGACCTTACCTTCTGATGCACTGCCACCTGCTATGCTACCAATCTTAGCATCACCAGCACCATATAAAAAAGCATATATAAATGTCTTAGCTTTATCTCTGGTGTCCAGTCCTGCTGACTTCTGATTAGCTGTGTGTATGTCACCTGTCAATATCTCTTGTGTGTACTTGTCATCTTTCATGTAATGAGCCAAGCATCTCAACTCCAAACCAGATAAGTCAGCACCCACTAACACCTTACCAACAGGAACAGTAAACAGCCCACGCATCTCTGAGCCATACTCTTTGCCACTGGCTGTGACTTGCTGTAAGTTTGGGTTACTGCTGGACATCCTATGAGTTATAGTTCCCATGGTGTGTACTCGGCAATGTATCCTGCCTGTATTAGAATCTAAAGCATCAAGCCAACCATTAATCTGGCCCTGCCTTTTCTGTAGCATTAAGTAACGGCCTATTATTTTGGCCTCTGGTATATCTACATCCTTAAGCGTGGTCTCATCAACCTTAGGCCTGCCAGTTTCAGTAAATATCTCTGGCTCCCAGCCATAATGCATAAGGTGCCTACCTACCTGCTGTCTACTACCTAGCTTTAGCTCTGGGTAAGTCCAGTATCCATAATCATTCTCATCATTAGTATGACAACCTAAATCAACCTCTCTTTGATAGGCAATGCTACGGGTAAAGTCCTTCTTAAATTTACTTTCTTTCTTAATAGGCTTCTTGCTTTCCCATACGGGTAAAGGTGGGAAGTTCTTGTGCACTTCCTGCTCTGCATTCCTTAAGTCATCATTAACTAATTGTAATATATGTACTGCACCATGCTCATCAAACAACCAGCCAGTCTTCTCTTGCTGGGAGCAGTGACGCTTAGTATCATACTCAAGTTGCTTAGCATCCTCACTCAGTCCTTTCTGAATCATAATCTTGTAGACCTTAGTGGTTATTTCTACATCTCGCAAACAGTAAGTCACCATCTCATCACTTAACTTAGACCAGTCTTCGTGGTCCCCTTTTGGGTAACCTAGGTATTCGCCCCAATTACCCAGCGAGTGTCCACCCTCTCTGCGTGGGCTATCTAACTGGCTAAGCAACATAGTGTCTTCTACTTGTATGTCAGAAAAATCTGAGCCCCACAGTCTCTCTAGCACAGGAACATCAAAAGCTATGCCATTATGAAACACCAGAGTCTGGTCAAACAACCACAAATTAAAAGCCTCGGCAGTATAGAACACCTCTGTTTTCAAGGTGTTTACATTTTGTACTACTACACACCATATCTTAGTGGCATCAATTCCATCAGTTTCTATGTCGCAACTAAAAGTCAGCATCGTTACCTGTTCCACCCATGTCTGGACTGACTCCCTTCTCAAGTCTGGCAGTTTCCATGTTAAAGTATGTCCAGCCTGCCTCGCCTGTCTGACCAGTTCTTCTTAACTTAGGTACTCTTATGCGTGTTGAGTTCTTAGTGTAGTCATCAGTTGATAACTTATCCCTGCTGAATAGTATGTTAGTATGACAGGCCTGTGGTATTGCACCACTACCTTTAACATCATACTCACTAATCTTATGAGGGTGTGAGCCATCATCTGGCTTTCTAGTGTGCGTACTTAATATCACAGCACATCTAGTTTCCTTACATAATTTTATAAATCTATCCATGACATCTTCTATGTTCTCATTACTTAAGTTCTTAATTGCAGTATGCAGTGGGTCCACCAAAATTATACCACAGCCTAGTCCCTTTACAAAGTATCTTATCTTAGAGAACATCTCATCAATGTCAATGCTACCACCACCATCACTGTGTAGCTGTATCTTAGTGCCAAATCCTATGTCAATTGCTGACTGCATAATACTGTCAACATCTAATTGCTTAGGCTCAACAAGTTGTAAGTTCTGAGCAGTGTGAACACTGACTACCTTTCTAATAGTCTCGTCAATGTTATCTTCCACCATGAAACAGCCAATCTTCTCATTAGTGTTAGTAGCAAAATGGTAGATGAGTTCATTTAATATTGTAGTCTTACCAATAGAAGTATGAGCCACAATAGATACCAGCTCACCCTTAGCTATCCCGCCTCTCATCATGTGATTCAAATCACCAAAAGAATCGGGCAATGGTACCAGCTCTGTGTTCTTGTAGTCCATGAGTGCCTCACGCATCTCATCAACAGTAGCCACGCCACTCACTGTGTAATCTTTAGAGTCGTTCCACCACTCATCATAGAAGGCCTTGCTATCACCATTGGATAGATAGTCGCTGGCATCCTTGTGCTTAGAGAGTGTAAGTATCTTACATTTATTGGGTCCAAGTATTGGTGCTATCTGCTTGGCTGATTCTACGCCTGCTACATCATTGTCAAAACATATGACAACAGTCTCAAAGGAATCTATCCACACTAAATTATTCTTAATGTTAGATACAGAGTTGGCACCGTTGTTAATAGAAACTACAGGCCACCTGCTACCAAACATCTCATAGGCTGAACAAGCATCAAGCTCACCCTCTACGATAGTAAGAAACTTTCCACCAGCCTTAAATAACTGCTGGCCGAATAACATATTAGTGTTTGAAGTGTCACCCTTGCCGAAGAAAGATTTGTTAGCAACCAGTCTGGTCTTCATGCCAGACATGTCACCTTTCTGATTGTGGTAAGGGTAATGGTGCTTGATGATGTTGCCTTTAGAATCCTTCTCACATTTAATTCTGTACTTCTCTAAAGTCTCACCTCTAATCTTTC